GAAATACGACAAACCGACGAAACAACCACCCAGTCGCATTTCACAACTCTACATCACTCTCAAAGCGCAACTCTAGCTAAGGATCTGGTGCACATCGTTAACAACACCGAGGGCGTCTTTACAACAAATACGAAGCGGGAACCTACCTCTACGACATGGCCAGCTCATCACCACACAAACGCAAGCTGGATGAGCGGGGAAGCGAGGCATCGATTAACTTCACCCCGCTAGGGAGTCGTGTCTCTTCAAACACTTCCGGGAACAAGGCCTCGATGCGAAGAAGCACCCAACGTCGCCTTAATAAGCAACGTGTGGGTGTCAACGAAGTTGAAGAGTTGGCGCGCACTTTCCGTCATATCCGCGTCAACAAAATCGATTATTCCGCCCGCAAGGTCAATATGCAGGCGAAGTTCGCCGAAATGGACCCGCTCTTCGAGGAATATCTTATGACAGAGCCCGCGGGTCTACCAGAGGGCTATGATCCAAGGAAGCACTGCTTCTGCCTGCCATGTGATCGGGCACAAATGGACCACCTTCGGTACTTCGATCGGCCCCCTCGGGTGCTGAACGAGGCCTTTCGAGCTCATTATGAGCGGGCGAAGGGGATCGTGCGCACCATCCTATGCGATGGGCGCAAATATGATTTTCCCGATCTCACGGATCTGATCGATGTGCCCTTCAAGCCTAACAAGTTTGGGGGGTTCGAGTACGCTCGAGAAGGTCTGAAGACTCGGAAGGAGGCCAACACCATGGCCCAAGCTGATGCGGAGGCCGCCTGGGTGAAGCTGATGCATGGGGAGCGGGTGGTGCCGCACATGGTGCGTCTCGGCGGCAGGGGCAAGGTGGTCAAGAGCCCCATCGAGCAGGCAAAGCTGGAGAACCTCGCAAAGGGTCGTCTCATCCTTATGTTGTCGCAACGAGACCTCAAGATTCTCGGGGTGACAGAGAAGATCCTCACCGACCATTGCAAGCGGGCCGACAATCCAATCTTCGTCGGCAAATCCTGGTTCTTTCGAGGCGCGCAGAAATTCATCAGCGAGTGCGCGCCCTTCTCCAAGTTCTACTGCTTCGACGCCGAAAAGTTCGACAGCAACATCGATCCTTACATGGTTGATGATGCCATCGTAATGCTGAGGGAGTTGTTCCACAATGGGCAGGAGACCGAGTATGACGCATATTGGGCCTTTGTGCGCGAGTCCCTGTTAAGCCCTACCATCGTCCGTGATGATGGGGTCACCTTCGAGAAAGAGGTTGGCACCACCTCTGGACACTCCCACAACTCTCTGGTCCAGTCGCTGATAACGCTCATGATCGGCTACACATGCCTCATAGCGCTCAACCCCAACCTCGATGATGCCGGCATCTTTGCGTACTCTCTGGTGAAGTCGTTGGGGGATGACAACCTGATTGGGATCTGCACGCCCATGCACCACGTGTCGTGTGAACAGATGGCAGACGTGGCCCGAGAGGCCTTTGGCATTAACTGGTTTGGATCCAAATCTTTTGCTACGAGCGCTGCATACGACGTGGACGATGGAAGCGCGCTGCCTAAAGAGGGTGGGCCTTTTGAGGGCTTGCAATTCCTGGGCAAATACTTCTGCCTGCGTGAGGTCGAAGGTGACGAAGAGGCCATCCAGGCCGTGATTCCATACAGACCGATCACGGAGACTCTGGATCGCTTGGCCTATCCCGAGCGACCAGGGGTGCCAAAGGCCTGCCCCGATCTAACGGAGGGCAACATGTCCTACATGCGGGCCGTGGGCAACTATATGGATGGGGCCGGCAACAAGCTCACCCGTGTGTTTCTTGAGGGCTACTTGACTTGGCTGGAGGGTAAGGGCCATCATGAGGGCATTCGCTGGCGCGAAGACGATCTCCAGAAGATGACGGGGATCTACGATGGTGTGGCGGAGACTTTCCTGCCCGCACGGCGCTATACATACGAGGAGTGGTTGGATTTGGTGTTGGTGGAGAAGAAGGTGGTGCAAAGGGTGTTTGGGTCCATGGAGCAATTGTATACCGGGGTGTAATGCGCCCTGTATGAGTAACCATCCGTAGACGATCGCGGCCAGTGACGGAAGGGGAACCGCCGCGCGATCCATTGTGCCTCTCCCTACCCTC